TTTCTTTCACCTGCCCAATGACGGGTGGGAATCCCTTGCTGTCCGATGCGATCAGCGCTTTCACGGCGGCGGCTACCAGCCGGTAATCATCTTCGGAAAACATCTCCGTCCAGAGATTCACGATCCCCTCAGCATCCCGGCGTTTCATGTCTCGATAAAAGTTCGGGTATGACGCTTTCAGCACGGCCATGATCTTCAGCGTTTCGTCAACCGTCATGTGCCCCGCCCCTTTCGTGCAGCATATCCAGGAATACATTCCCGCCGCGTTCCGCGCTTGGCTGCTTTTTGAGCCGGTCAAATATAATGCCTCGCCAGTTGTTGCTCATGCATTGCCTAATCAGCTCTATGACCGCAGCATCGCCGTACCTGTCGGCGTTGTTTTTGACCTCAGTGACAAGAGATTTCAAACCCTGCGGCTTGTACGGCTCCCGCTTCTCGGTCTTGTATTGCAGCCAGTCCTCCACAGCGCTCTGGAGAGCGGGCGAAAGAGCGGCGAGGCCGTCGGGGGGGACTATAGGGGGAGAACTATCGTTCTCCTTCTCTCTCTCTTTCTCTCTCTCCCCCTCTCCCTCTTTCTCCCCCTCTTTCTCATTGCGTGTTTGTTTTTGCTTTGTTTGCTTTTTGTTATGCGTTTGTTCTGCGTTTGTTCCCGCTTTCTTCGCCCTGTTTGCCGCTTTGATTCTCCCACTGTCCAGCGTTGGGCGAATCAAAATAAAAACAGAATTGGGGATGCCGGTCAAATCCGGCTCTGCCTCGTCAAGCGCATAATCGCAGATGGCAAGCACCGCCGCCTTGAACTCCTTCGGTGGAAGCGCCCGCAGCGCATCCCTGTAGCTGCGGTAAAACGTAAATTGTGCCCTCTCCACTTACGCCACCGCCTTAAAACGGCAAATCGCCGTCGTCCTCGGAAATCTCCTCGAAGGTCTGTGCGGGTTTATGTGGTGCGCTGTCCTTGCTGCCGCAGAAATGTACCCGGTCCGCCGTCAGCTCCACCACCGTGCGCTTGTTGCCGCTGTTATCTTCGTATTCCCGGCTGGAAAGTTTGCCCTCCACGACGATCTCCTTGCCCTTAGCAAAGTGCTTGCAAATCATCTCCGCTGTGCTCTGCCATGCCACGCAGGGGAGAAACAGCTTCGTTTCTCTGTCCTTTACCTTCTCGCTCCATGCCACACGGAAACTGCACACCGCTGTTCCGCTGTTGGTGCGGCGCAATTCGGGGTCAGAGCAAATCCGCCCCTGCAAAATCATTCTGTTTACCATCGTTTTCCTCCTTACAAATAGCTTTTTCCAAATTCGCAGCGGAAGTCATCTTCCGTCCATCTCTGTTCCTGCATGGCCTTTAACTGGCCGTATCGGCGAAGCAGACGCATTTGATTCCCGTTTCGGTGTACAGCGTTTCCACCGTTCCTGTGGCATCGTTCGCCGCAGAGATACACCACAAGGCCGTATTTCTCGCTCTTGTTTCGGTACGCACCGCCGAAGATGTGGTGCCGCTCCAGCGGGTCACTTGCGCCATTTCTGCCGCACAGGAAACACCGTCTTTCATCAGTCACCTTTATCACCTCCCAGCGGTTGAGCTTCGCCCCAGCGGGATTTTAGCGCATCCAACTCCTGCGGTGTCATAGTCTCGATTCCAGCTTCTCGGCAATCGGCAACGATCTGGTCAATCAGCCGTGACATCTGCTCTGTGTCGTAGGTGCTTGAGCCGTACCAAACCGCCACGTTCACGCATCCCGGAATTTTGCTTGGCCCTTGTTCCGCCATCCAGCCGGTTCCTTTCGCCTCCCATCTGCGGCAGAACTCGTCCGCCGCCTTTGATACCATGCACACAACATCGCTCACACCGCCGATGATCCTGATTTCTTCCCGGTACACATCATTCCTCGGAATCCCATAGTGTGCCGCCAGTTTATCCAGTAAAACCCACGCATAAGCGTTTGCGTCAAGGCTCCTTCCCTTGCGCTTGATCTGCACCACATACTGCTTGTCCGGCTTCATCTCGTCACAGATGGTCATTGCAGAGGCGGGGGACTGCACCCGGAGGCACAGCCACGCCCCATCTCTGTCCTGCTGCCACCGTGCGGCGGTCACATCAGCCTGCAACATTGTCCCGCTCCTTCTTTGCGGCCTTCATGCAGTCGGCGCACATCTGTGCTCCGTAGCGGCCCTTGGAGTACTTAACCATATCCTTTACCGTCCACATTTCGCCGTTGCGCTTCCTTACAGACACAATGTCCGATCCGCACCGCTCACACACCGGAGCGGCGTTCCGCTCTTTCTCGTCCAGTTCGGCGGAGGAAATCTTGTCGGGGTCTTCGCCAGTGGGCAGTGCAAAGGTCCGCAACCACATATACTTGAAAGCGTATGTCATGGCCTTGCCGCTGCCCTTGTCCTGCGTGTCTGCACCATCTCCGCAGGATGCAATCTCGATGTATTCCTCCGGGTTTTCCACGTTGACCATGCGGTAGATGACATCCACGTGGGTAATGTTCCCAGTTCTCCCGGCTGTCTGTGCGATGGGGTATACAACCAGTTTGTGTTTCAGCAGTTCCGCACGCATGATGGAGGTTACTTTCTCCTCGCTCAGTGCCTTGTATTTGGTGCTGCCAAACTCTACATGATCGTCCTTTGCCAAATACTGGACATCCTGCATGATTGCAGCGATTTTCTCGTAGATATTCATCATTCGGTTTTCTCCTCATCAACAACTTGTAGCGGGCAATATGCCCCGACGATTCGTGTGTCCAGCAAATACTCCCCCGTGCGGCGGCATTGATTTCGCGAATACGTCTCCAAAAGTGGGCAGAGGTTACAGCACATTTTCCCCTCTGGGAATGGGATTTCCACTGTAGCTTTTATGTACCGGAGGACGCCGTTTATCATCCCAAGCCCCCCTTATGCAAAAACTCCGAGAGATACTCACCCTCCGTCAGCACGGAAATATAATCAAGCTGCACATCGGAGAACTTCCGTATAGCCAGCTTGAAATTTCCGATTGTTTCCAGCTCGCACTTGTGGCACATAGCAGACTTCATCGGCTTCCAGCCGTGGCAAACAGGACATTCATCCGCTTCTCCGGGGATAATCTCCTCTCCGCACTCTGGGCAAACATAAATTATGCTGTTTCCGCACTCATCGGACTTTTCCTCGATGTAATCCAACGAATGGAACGCTGCCCCACAATAATCACACAAATACATCGTCTTTCCCTCCGTTTGTGTTACTTCCCGTCCAGCTTGTCCACCAGCCGCATGAAGCCGTAAACCGCCGTTCCGGCTCCCAGATACACCAGCGCCCATGTCAACATCCCGTGTGACCTTGGAAACCTGGGGGATATCCCCCCAATACAGGGCGTTCAGGAAATCGTCCTCACCGGTTCCGTACAAAACAAAGCGTGGCTCTGTGATGACCTTGTACCCGGAATATACGGTTGTCTTATTGCTGCCGCTAACCAGATCGCCCACCTCGGCCACATTGCACTCCGACCGCATAGCTACACGGTCGTAGCGCTTCTCAGCCACGATGGCGTAGTAATGTCTTTGCATCTTCATTCCTCCTAAATTCTCACTTTCCGGATCTGTCCAGTTTGTCCACCAGCCGAACAAACCAATAACTCACCGTTGCGGCTCCGATGATGACCAAAGTCAATGTGTAACCGTCCATGTTTACTCCTCTCTCTCCTCAATCCACGCATCCAGTTTCTTTTTAAAAATCTGAAATACCCGGCTGCGGTCGGTGCGGATGCACACGCCGAAGGGGTACACGCCCTGCTCCAGGCCGTCGGCCAGAGTGTCAGAACAAAGGCTCAAGCCTTTATCTCTAAGATACTTCGATGCCTGGTGCAGCGTCATGGTTTCGATCATTTGTCATCCTCCTTCTTCAACAGCTCGTCCACCGTGCAGCCGTACAGCTCGGCGATCTCCGGCAAGCGGCTGGCCCTCGGTGCCTGCGTGCCGGTCTCCCACATGTAAACCGCCGCATCCGTCACCTTTAGTTTCTCGATGACCTGCCGGACACTTAGCCCAGCGGCCAACCGAGCGCTGCGAAAACTCATTCTGTCACCTCCAGTTTGATTCTTGCTTAGTTTTTAAGGTTGAATACGGGTGTTACGGCATCAGGGCGGCTTTCCCTCTCCGCAATCAACAAAAACTAAGTTTTACTTTACAACTTATTGCAAACTGTGGTATTATGGAAGTGCCAATAACCCTTAATATTTTCCGCAGTCCGCTAAGTGCAGGGGGCTTGGTTTTGTATTGTCCTCTGCAAGTTTAAGTATACCTAAGTATTTCCTAAATGTCAATAAAAACTTAGAGTTGTTAAGGGTTAAATATTGCTAAATTTTAATGGTACTTTTTATGCAAATTGACACTTCATCCGTTTTGCGGCGAATTGAAATTCGTCTGGCAGAAATAGAGATGCCGAAACAAGTCTTTTATGAAAAAAGCGGGATTTCTTCCGGTTCTTATTCACAATGGAACACGGGAATGCATAGTCCCAGCCTTAAAAAGCTGCAAAAAGCGGCTTTAGTGCTTGGCGTTCCCGTGGAATATCTCCTTTACGGAGATGTCTCCGCAGCTTCGCAGGGCGCAAAAAAAGCCCCCGATCCGGAGATCGAGGGCGTAATGGAAGATGAAGATTTGAAAGAAGCTGTCGAGCTTTTGAAAAAAATGGATAAGGAAACCCTGCGGATTTTTATTAAAGCCGCCCGCGGGGCTTTGGAGAATTAATTATGAGTATTTCATGGGGTGAAATCGGTGTTTCCGCCTTTTCTGTTTTGGCATCCGCCGGAGTGTCTGTCTACATTTCTAAGCGGACAGCAAAAGCAGAAATCGAAAAGCTGAAAGCAATATGGGCGCACGAGAAAGAGGCCGCTTGCGATTCCGATTTTGATGCGATGGTTGCCGCCGTTTCCTTATATGCAAAGTATCCGTCTCCCGCAAACTTTCAGTCCGCTACCAACGCCGTCGGCATTTATCGCGCAAAAGCCACGGGAGAAGCGGCGGAAAAGGTTGACGAACTCAGCCGTTTAATCGTGAGGGAATGCCCAAATTGCGCAGCAGTATCCGACCAGCTGCAAGCCGTAATTGAGTGCAAGCGTAAAGCGTAGCTTTAAAAGGTCGCCTTGCCCTGCTCTCCCTCTTTCCAAAACATATCAAGTTCACCGGAAAAAAGATTCCTGGCAATTTTGTAAAGCTCACTGATGGCTGTTTCGCGGTCAACGCCGTCCAGCTCAAGGCCGATTTCGCGCTCGTTCCCGTTTTCTTTACTGATAGCCCAAATTTTCATTTTATCGCCTCCATAATTTTATCAAACTGAAAAGCCATTATTTCAGCTTCTCTCTTTTTGTGCGCTCTGATCGCGGCTTGTATGCGCCTGCAGCTGTCCTCTGGCTCTGCGTCCAGCTCCGGCCTTGTCAGCATAGCGAGGCGGGCTTGTATGCCCTCTAACTCGATCTGCAATGCCTCCGGCTGCATCAATGCCTTTCCGTACACCGTTACAATGTCGGCGCGGCTCTGCGCTGCAAAGACGCTGTCCCCGGTGATCCTGCCTATACAATCCACGGCAAGCAATAGTAGCTTTGCCGTTGGCTCTCCCGCCTGTATGCCTTTAAGAATAGAAGTTCTTGCGGCCTCGCTTTCCGCTATGGCTGCTTGTTTCTCTTTGCAGATAGCAAGCGCCCTTTCTTCGGCTTCTGTGCGCCGTTCCTGCTCTCGCAATAGCGGGGCTATGCTGAAACGCTCCGCGCCCTCCTGCGCGTCCTGTGTGGCTTCCTGTGCCGTTTGCGCGGCATATTCCCATAAGTTCATACTGCCGCCCCCTTAAAAGCGCTTTGCGCCCGCTGCGTCCTCGCTTTCGGTCGGTCTAAACAAGTCAAACTGCGGGTAATATTCAAAGCTGGCCTTGTAGCTGCTGATCCCGTAGCGGTTTTTTAGGCATACAAGCTCAACCTGTCGCGGCATTTCCTGCTTTGCCTCTCTGATCCTTTCGCGCTTCTCTACAATGCTTTTTTCTTTTGTGAATAGATCATCATTCAAGGCCGAAAGCTGCAAGCCCCATACTACATCGGCGGTGTATTCAATGCCGCCGCTTTCTTTGAAGCTCTCAAAATCAATGGGCGCAAGGTAATTGCTGCGGTTTACGCTGCTTACAAGAATTATTGGCAGATCGAGGGCGCGGCTTATACGCTTTAGCTCCGTTACATTGTTGTCTGTCTGTTCTTTTACGGTCTGCCGCCCCTCTCCCTGCAAGATTTGCAGATAGTCCACGATAACAACGGGCTTTACTTCGTTGCGGCTCATATACCGGCGCACATACTCGCCTATAAAAGAAACTGTGCAAGCAAAGTTCCCCTCAATAACGCTCATGCGGTCTTGCACGGCCTCTGTGTACGCTCTGGCGGCATCCAGCGCCGCCGGGGTCAATCTGCCGCCCCGGATAGAAAGGCTTGTGCAGGCGGTGCTTATATCCCGCTGCGCGGTGATCCTCGCAAGGCTCTTGCTCACCATTTCAAGGCGGCTTTGCTCCATGCTGAAAAACAAGATATGTTCCCCCGCTGCCGCCATCTGATCCGCCACTTGATGAATAAATGTTGTTTTCCCCAAAGAGGAAATAGCGCCCAATACATACAAGCCGGGGTAAATGCCGCCCGCCTGCCGGTCGAGGTTTTCAAAGCCGGTTTTGCGGGTGGAGCTGCGCCGGAAATTCTCAATTTCCCCCGCCATCAAAGAGTTAATATAGGCGGTTACGCTGTCCGGCGTGGCGCTGGTGCTTCGCTGCGCGGCTTGTACCGCGTCAATAAAAGCTGCTCTGTTGCTTGTAAGGGCTTCGTTTGCGTCTTTATGCCCCCCTGTAATATCAACGCTCAAATGGGCGATATTAAGCCCCTGTAAGCCCTCTGCAAGCTCTCTGCCCGCTCTCCGCCCCGCTTCGTCATTGTCGGGGCAAAGCAGCAGCGTTGCCTTTGTGCCGTGTTCTTCGATATACTCAAGCAATTTGTGCGTGTTGCTGGTGCTTCCGGTCGCCACGGCCTCCCCGCCTGCCTCGATGATAGAAAGCGCGTCTATTTCCCCCTCCACGATAAACACGGGGGCATTTTCCGCAGCTCTCGTTAATGCAGCGGGGTTAAAGAGCTGCGCGGCTCCCTCTTTCATCTTTGCAAAGCGCCTCTCCTGCTCCGTCAGCTCCCGGCGCGTATCTCGCGCAAGGTAGCTGCTGGCGCTGGTCGGAATAATCAGCCGGGGGCTTGTCGGCGGGTTTCTGCCGTTCTTCACGGCCTGCGGGCTTCTCCATGCAGGATCAAAGCCCAATCCATGCTGCGCCGCCGTTTCTAAGCTGATACCTCGAAAAGAAAGATATTCAAGCGCCGCCCTGTCTGTAAGTCTCTCCCCGCACTCGATGAAATACGCCTTATAATCCGCTTGCGCCTCCGCGCCCCCTGTTGCGGGGGCGCTGGTGGGCGCTGGCTGCGTTTTAACGGGTGCGGCGGTGTGATCGTCCACGGCAATATTAAAGCGCTCACAAAGGGCTGCAAACGCCTCCGGCATGGTTGCGCCGTGTTCCCGCTGGTAAAGGTCGATAAGATCGCCCCCAAAGCTGCACTTGAAGCACTTCAAATGCGTTGTGCCTGGTTTAACGGTGATCCCGTCCCCGGTGCTGCCGGTGCCGTTCTTGCACAAGGGGCAAATGTAAGTTCCGTGCTTCTTCGCCGGCTGCAGATAGTCCGCATACCGGCTCTTAATTTCCTGCTTTGCCTGGTCTCTCGTCATTTATTCTTTCCCTCCCTGCTCTGCCGCCTGCTCCTGCAAGGTCATAATGAGCGCTTCATAAACAATGCGGGTTGCGTTCATAAATCCCATGCAATACGCCTCGCTGCTGATCCACGCCATTTTCTTTATCGTTGGCCACTTTTTGAATGACCCCTCTGCGCCCTCTGTCTTTCCCATTGCTGCGGTGTTTTCTCCGATCTCCACCAGAAGATTATAGGATGATTCCTCGTCCATCTGCTTTTTTACGCTTTCGTAAACTTTCAAAAGCTCGTCATCACTGGGAATCTCCAAATCAATGATCCCGTTAAAATCGATTTTCATTTTCATTTTCCTTTCAGTTGTAAAAACGCCCTTATTGTGGTACACTGAAAGGGCAAGGGCTGCGCCGCTTTCGGTGTAGTCTGGTTGCGGAGGCGGTAGCGTGTTCACTTGCCGGTGTGCGCTGCCGTCCTCTTTTTGCGCGGATTTCTAATTAAGCGTATGTATCTAATCTCGGTTAGCCCTCCTTTCTTGCCTATAAAAAGGGGCTTTGTATCTAAAATTTCCGGGGGCTTTAGCCCCCTTTTGCCCCTCTCTTGCCAAATAATATAAAGGCTGCGCCGCCCGTGTCAAACAGGGCGGCCTGCCTGTTATAAGTACTTTTGAGTACTTATAATACTTGCGTTTTTTCCCGTCTCTCAAAAAGATAACGCAAAGCCTTGCGCCGCAACGGTTTGCTGGCCATGTAAAAAAACGCCGTCAGGACAGAAAGTCGATAGTTCGGGACAGAAAGTCGATAGTTGCAGGACAGAAAGTCGATAGTTGCAGGACAGAAAGTCGATAGTTCGGGGGCGGGCATCGGCTTTCTTTTTAGAGGTCAAGCAAAGATAATTGTTACTCCGTCTGCCTCCATTGCATAGCCCTTTATAAAATTTGTTTCCGTGTAATACTGCAAATATTTTTCAATCTTTTCCGGCGTTCTCTGCTTCTGCTTTGCGGTGCTGATCCCGGCATGATTGAAAATTGTTTTGTAAAGCAAACGGGCGGTTTTGCCTTTGCCTCGTGCTTCCCTGCTGATCCGCTCCAATAAATAATCTTCAAGCTGTAAATTTGCATCGGTCTTATTCATCGGGCTTTGCAGCAGTTTAACGGGGATTGTTGTTATCTGGTTGCGCTTCTTCGCAAAGGTAATAACCGGCGGTTCTCGGAAAATATGAATTGCGGCATCTGTTAGTCGGCCGTTTACACTTGCTTCTATTCTTTCAAGGGGCAATAAGCTACCCTCATACTTGAATTGGATATATTTGTAATTCGCCGCTATTTCCTGCGAGTTGTCAACGGTGATCGCCGCGCCGTTCATCTTCTTTATAGCCTCGTTGATCCGTTGCAGTTGCCCCGCTTTCGGTCTGCTGGTGTTCCCCATCGCGTAATGTATTTGCGTCAGGGAAATAACATTGTTCCCCGCATTGAACAGAGCGGAAACGGCAATATAGACGCGCTTATCAAACGGCAATAGCCGCTTTGATATTGTGACTTCATCGCCCAGATTGTCAAAGTTGATCGAGTATATAATACTGATCTCTTTTTTGCTGCCTCTCTTTTCGGTGGCAATGGCGATTTGCCCCGCGGTATCTCGTTCCAGAAGCCCCCAAATAACGCAGTTAATCTTATCAAGCGGATATTCTATTATTTCCGCCCGCCTCGCAGTTGTGCTTGTGGTGATCTGCCCGGAATCTACAAACGCAGAAAGTATAGCCGCTACGCTCTGCGGGGCGGCGCCGGTCATGTCGCCCAGGCTAAAGAGCAAGGCGCGCTTTATGCTGTCTTGATATTTATTCGTTGTGGCTAAACATTCGGCGTTCCAGGCTTCCCACGCCTCGGCGCTGGCCTCGTCCGCGAAATTGTATTCCGGCTCTTTCGCTTCAAGGGCTTTCATAGCCGATAAATAAGCCTGTATGTTCTTGCGGTCGGTGGCAGTTAGTTTTTCAGCCATGACACGCCCTCCTTTCTCTTAAAGGCTTTCAAGGATTGCCTTTGCAGCGTCAAACGCTGCGCCGTTCTTCTCTCGTTCCTCTGCCACAAGGATATTTACAAACTGCGTCATAGTCTGGCCTTTCAGCTTTGACATGGTGCGTATATAGTCCATGTTGTCAGCGGTAAAGGCCATATTGATGCGGTCGAGCTTTGCGCCTTTCTGCCCTTGTGTTTTAAGGTCTGCAAGCGCCTTTTGTGCTGGTGTTGCTTCTTGCACTTCCTGCGCCGCTCCGATGATCGTACTATAAACCGGCTGCGCGGCTTCTGCTGCGGGCTTGAAACTCTTTCCCATATTCTTTATACCTCCAATTCGTTTAATAGGGCTTCATAGTCTTTCGCGGGGTTGCTGCGTGGTGCATAGTCAAAGAGATTTTCCCGCATGGTCTGCGCCTCTTTTACGGCTACGCCCTCGCGGATCGCCGTTGTAAGCATCGGTATTCCCAGCTCCGCGCATTTCTCCGCTATGGTGTCGCGCAGATCGCGGGCAAGGACGGTGCGGGGGCTGTACTTCGTCAATAGCGCCCCTCTGATCGTCAAGCCGGGGTTACAATACTGCTGCACTTGCTTTATCGTGTCTGCAAGCTGGTAAATGCTCTGCAAGGCGAATGTGTCAGCCTGTAAGGGTATAATAACCTCGTGCGCTGCCGTCAGGCTATTTACAAGCAGCGTTCCCAATGTGGGCGGGGTGTCTATCACGATAAGGTCATATTCCTTTAGAGGCTTCAATGCTGCTTGCAAGAGAAAGTCGCGCCCCGCTCTGCTGGATAGTTCCGCATCAGCTCCGGCAAGCTGCAAACTGGCGGGGATTATATCGGGCATACCGGGTATGTGCTGGATAAGCGGGGCGGCATCTGCGCCTTTCAAAAGGTCATAGCTGCCCTTTTTCGTGCCGTCTGCGCGGCAAATGGTTGTTAGGCTGCCTTGCGGGTCGAGGTCAACGCAAAGTGCGTTCTTGCCGCGTTTAATTGCCCCCTGCGCTATTGCTGCGGCTGTGCTGGTCTTTGCTACGCCGCCTTTTTGGTTTGATACGCTGATAATACGCATCGTGTATGCTCCTTTCAAGGCTCTTGTACTTCTTCCGCTTCTTCTACGGATACGCTATCAAAGCAAGCCCGCATCTGGTCGAGGACGCGGCAAATGGTCTGCGCGTCCAGCCCTGCGGCCTGCATAGCAAGGATTGCGTAGCCCTCGCAAGCGTTGTTGCTCCATTCTTCCATGCTTTATAAACCTCTCTTTCTTCAAGCATTTTATATACTTTATACGCATCATGTGCAATTTTCTAATTAAGCGTATAAATGTAATTCTGATTAGCGCAAAGCCTTTAGAAACTCGCAGACTGCGCCCAATTTTGCGGGGTCAATGGTGGCTATAAGTTCTATTGCTTCCTGCCGCTGATCCTTGCCCGCCGCCGGGTTGAAAAAGTAATTGTAAACTTGCTGCTCCGTGTTCCGTTCCTCGCGTTCCTCCGCGTGGACATATATTTCCGTTGTTGACGGGTCGGCGTGGCGCTGGTGCTTCTGTGCAAGGTAAATATTGCCGGTTGCCTTATAAGCGCCTGTGCCGCTGGTGTGGCGCAGGCTGTGCGCCGTCAGGCGGTCGCTATCATATCCGGCACTTACAAGGGCTTCTTTAAGCATGGTGCTTATTGTGGTAGGCGCTATGCGCTTTCCCTTGCTGCGATTGCTGGTGCTGACGAAAAGCGGGCTTTTTGCTGTGGGGGTGTCCGTCCGGCTCTGCAAATAGTCTTGCAGTGCGGCCTTTACTTCGGGGATAAGCAAAACCGGCTGATCGTGTTCGCTGTGGCCTTTGCCCTGTAAGTAAAGATAGGTGCGGTCGCCGGTTTTCTTTATGTCCTCGATATTGGCGCGGTTGATCTCGATTGTTCGCAGGCCGCAAGAAATGCAAAGAAGATACATAGCATATAGGCGCTTGCCGCTCTCTGTGCTGCGGTCGATATGATCCGCTATGATCTTCACGGCTTCGCGGTCGAGCGCGTCTTTTTTGTGGGTGTCATGGTTGATCTTTACGCCGTGGATATTGTCGGCTATGTTCGGGTAAATGCCCTCCGCTGCCGTCCACTTGAAAAAGTGCTTGACGGCTCTAAGGTACTGCTGCTTTGTGCCGGCCTTTAGCTGCTCCGCGCCGCTGCGCCCAAAGTGTGCGCCGTTCAGATATTCTTTATAGGCGAGAATGTCCGCCCTCTCTGGTTGCGTTGTGCCGGTGGCGGTGATCCAGTTCGCAAACTGGCGCAGGCAAGTAATATATCCCTTTGTTGTGGTTGGCTCTCTGTCGGTGTACTCGATGAAACGCCGGAAAAGGTCGGCGCTGATCGCTGCGCGGCTTTGAAGCTGGCTATTATAAACGGTGATTTCCTGCATCGTGTGTGCCTCCTTTTGCGGTGTTGTCTTTGTCTTTCTCTTATAATAGCACAACTCCTCTTAACCGTCAAGCACTTTTTTAGCTTTATGAACTTCTTGTGCATTATATGCAAATAAAGGGGCGGGGACTGTTGCCCCCGCCCTATATATTGAGATTATGGCACTATTTACACACTCCCGCGCCCTGGTACTTTAGGGCGCTGCCTGCCGCTGTACTTCGGGCAGGGCTTCGCAAGGGAACAAAGGATAGGCAATCCCGCCGCCCTTGCCGCCTGCTGCCGGTCTTTCTCCGGCTGGTGGCCTTAATATCACTTCCCCGAAAGAATGGTTAAAAGTCCTCGATTGCTGCCGCCGTCAAGTGTTCCCATTTGTCACTCATGGCTGCAATATGTTCCGGCCTTGATCTGTCGCCCTCGTACCGTTCGCCCCTGCAATAGTCGGAAACTTTGGAAAGGCTGTCAAACGCCCTTAAAACGGCGCTGTCGCCGTCCTTGCAGGCGATATAGACGGAATTAAGGGTGCTTCTCTCGCTGTTGTTCCCTGCGGCTCTGGCGGCTTCTGCGGCCTCGTGTGAGTGTTTCGCAATGAGCTTTAACATGGTGCGGTTTTGGTCGAAACGCTCCGCAAGTGCTACATAGTCGGCGGAGTTCAAAACGCCGCTTTTCATCAGTTCAAGGGCGTTGCCGTCGATTTCGTCAGGGTTCGCAAGCCCTGCGGCCTTGACCGCATTTTCCAGCTCTGCGCGGATCGTGCGGCGTTCCGTTCTAAATCTGTCCCAAAGCCGTATTGTTTCCGTCCTCATGTTTCTGGTTGCTTCTTCAAGTTCAAACGCGGCAATCTGCTTTTTCGAGGCATCCTGTCCGGGCTTGCTTGCGTTCTCTCGCGCCTGCTGCAAGGCTTTGTATGCGGTCTGAAAGTCGCTTCTAAATGCCTTGAAAGCGGTATCAAGGCGCTGTGCATAGCCGTTATATTCGCTCATTTTTTCGTTTCCTTTCTGCTGCAAAAGAGGGTGCAGCGCCCATTCTCATACATGGCGCAGGTATCGCCGCAAGCCAAATGCGCGGGGAGAGGGCAACGCTTGCCCGCCTGCGCTGTTCCCGGCTTGCACTTGCCGCTTTCGTAAAAGCTGCAATCCTCTTTGCATTGCGGGTATAGGCCGCCCTGAAAGGGGCAATCTTTTCTTTGTGCGGGTGGTTCTTCCTGCATCTTCTTATAAATGACTGTTCCCATCGGCATTTCACCCGCAGAGGTTACAATAACCGGCGCATACTCACGGCATCCGCGCCCAAACTCGCGGTATCTTTTGCCGTGTTCATCAATTAGGGGGTATTCCTTCAAAATGTCCATGTGCTTCCTTTCAGTCCAAATTTGGACAGTTTTCATAGCCGTTGCGGAATACGCTTTCGGCCTCATAGCTGACTTCAAAAAGCGGGGTATGGTAGCCGCTGCTGTCCTTTACAAGCTCGCGGTTTGCATCGTCCAGCGCATGAAACGCCGGAATGATCTGCTTTTCCCATGTCTGCCTTTCAATGGCCTTGAAGCAATGCGGGCAAGTGCGGGGATAGTCCCCGCCCGTGATGCTTCGCCCGTACACTTCCCATGTGCCGCCGCAATAGTGGCACTTGATGCGCATATAGCCCATGAATTTCTCCTTTCTTTAAGCGCTCTGCCCTCGCTTGCGGTAAATCTCACGGTCTAACGCATAAGCGAGGCTGTCTATACTGTGGTTGTCCCTGTCAGGGAGAGAGGAAAGCATATTGCCGTCTTTGTCCTTTTCGTATTCGTAGTTTGCAAACTCCCGCGCCGCGTTTGGTGTCCTTGCAGGATCAACCACGATGCGCCGGTGCTGCAGCCACTTGACACGATACGCCACGCATCCCGGCTCTTTGTGGCAAGCTCTGGCCTGCTTTAAGCCGCAGTCCTTTAAATCGCTTATGGATTTCGGCTCTGCTGCATCGCAATAAATGTCGCTGTGATCTTGAAAGCACAAGCCGCTTACCGGGGAAAGGTAGCTGCTGCCTTTGGTGTCCCCCTCCACAAGCGGGGCGATTTCCTCCGCAAGCTGCCGGTTACTCATGCCGCGCTTGTAAATCTCGTTCAAAATGTAGATCGTCTCGTGCTTACGGCCATAGCTGCAACGGATAAAGCAAGCGGGGTCTGCCGCAAAACCAAAGTCCACGCCGGAAAAGAAGTATTCCATGTTCGCCACTTCCTCGGCGGTGATCTCCCGCACTTCCAGCGCCGGGAATACCTCCGCGCCGGTGCCGGTCGCCTCGCCTAAGTATTCGTGCCGGTATGCCTGCTCATTGACGGCCTCCAGGCGTTCAGCCTCCGCTATGAAAGCCTCGCCTAACCATTCGGCGGGTATGTCCTTATAGGTGGTGTGAAAGGTGATCCCCTGCGCGTCCGGCTCTGCAACAAACTGATTTGCCCAATTCGCCTTACTGATCGGCGGGTTGAAGCTGCGGAATACCTGCGGATTTGTCCCTTGCCCTCGCATGACCGATTGCAAAACATTCCGGGCAAAGTTTGCGCCGGGCAGCTCCGCAAATTCTTCAAACCAAATAAAGCGGAATAGGCCGCGCCGGGGCTTGATAGATTTTAGCTTGCTTGCATCGTCCAGCCCTCGAAAAAGGATCTGTGCGCCGGTCGGTCTGTATTCATACATCATCGGGGAAACGGTCGCTTTCCAGAGGTGGGAAACGCCCAGCATATCAATAGCCCATGCGATTTGAGAAAAAACGCTGTCGCGCATTGTCCCCGCCACTTTACGAAACACAATAGCGTTGCTCTGGCCTGTGGGGTCGCTCTGTATGCCGTCCACGATCTCAAGCGATACGAAAGAGCTTTTGCAGCTCCCGCGCCCGCCCGGAAGATTGTAAAAGCGGTGCTGCCCTGCCTTTATGTCCTCATGCAAGGGGAGATAGCACGGGGCTATAAAGTCCTCCACGGTGGCGGTGGCGGTCATGCTATCCCGGCGCTGCTTCTCTGCCATTTCAAGGGCCGCTATGCGCTGTTCCAGCTTGTCCCGTGTTATCATTGCCGCATTTCCTCCAACGCTGTAAGGCGCTCTGCAAGGTCGTTCTGATCGGTCAGGCGCACGGCATAATCAAGGGCGATTTTCGCGGCGTTTACTCTGGCGGCTGGGTTTATTTCCTCGTCCTCCATGACCGTCTGCAAGGTGGATAATGCAGGCTCTAATAGCTGCTGCGCCCTGCGCGTTGCGTCCTGGACTACTCCGGCGAACGCTTCCCGGTATCGCTGGCAAAATTCGGGGTTTTCAAAATAGCGCCTCATGGTGCGGTCTGTGATCCCTGCTTTCTCTGCCGCCTCTAACTTCGTTTTCGAGGTCAAGAGCGCAGATAAGGCGCGTTCTTCATTGGGTGTCATTCGCTGCGCTCCTTTCCGATTTCTTCCGCTTTTTTCCGCTGGTAAAGCTCTATCCAGTTTTCAAGCGTCATGCAGACAAGCCACGGGGCGCGGTTTTTCCTCCAAAAGATAGCCGGTAAACCGTCCTTAAATTTGCCGCTGTCCCGCTGCGCCTGCTCGATCCACTCATAAAGGGCTTGCCTTTCCCCGCGCTTACACTCAATGTGTACGCCGTCAAGCCCTGTTAGATCGGGCGTACTGCCATAGCTCACGGCCTCGCCCGGTTGCACGGGGTAGCCGTAGCCTTGCAATAGGCGGCACAATTCAAGCTCCCCGGCGCGGCCTTTAGCTTGTGACCGTTTCCCGCTCGTTCTGCTCACCTGCTTTCTTTCGCTCACGCTCTGCCTTGCGCTCCCAGTATCGGGCATTGTTCGCCTTTACCTTTTCGGGGTTGGCGGCTCTCCACGCTTTGTAATATGCGCGGCGCTTCTCCGCGGCCTCGTTCGTCATGCTTCTTACGCTCCTTTCGCTTTATATTCTTGTTGAAGTTCTTAACCGTTGTAAACTTCTTATGCATATATTATATCAAACATTTGTTCTTTTGTCTACATCTATTTCTTTCTCTATTTTGAATTATCGGAATACGCTCAATTAGGTTTTTGGGGTTTTAGGGTGCGCCCTAACAAGCGGGTAAATATATCGAGTGTATATATTTTCCCTCTGCTTGCTATGTATCTTCGAGGCATAAAAAAGCGCCCCCGGTACTTCGGGGACGCTCTGCGCCTGTATTCACTTCCCGGAAAGCGGTAAAGGGAAAGGGCGGGCGCATAGCGCCTGCCCCTGCTCCTTACTTCCCAGCTGCAAGCCGTAATTGAGTGCAAGCGTAAAGCGTAGCTTTAAAAGGTCGCCTTGCCCTGCTCTCCCTCTTTCCAAAACATATCAAGTTCACCGGAAAAAAGATTCCTGGCAATTTTGTAAAGCTCACTGATGGCTGTTTCGCGGTCAACGCCGTCCAGCTCAAGGCCGATTTCGCGCTCGTAGCCGTTTTCTTTACTGATAGCCCAAATTTTCATTTTATCGCCTCCATAATTTTATCAAACTGATTGCGGGTCATTTTACTCGCCAAAGAAATCGCCTCAGAAAGTAACGCAATATGCTCTGCATTCTTTATTATATCACATTTATTTCCCGTTTCACAGCTTACAATTTCCATCTTTATACTTTTCTGCTTACAATCCACATTATTTCTCCTTTCGGTTTATCTACCTATAGTCAAAATATGGCATTTGTTGCACAGTTTAGGGCAACAATACAAAAAAATTTTTTAAGAAGGAGCATAATTAGAAATGGCTAAAAAATCTTCCTTTAAAATACCAGGGCTTTCCTTTAGCTGGAAACGTGCGCTTGGAATTACCAGCGCAAAACGCAAGATTGCAAAAGCAACGGGAATTCCTACAACAAAGGCGGGGCGGCAAAGAAAAGCCGGCAAGCTATTGGGGATTAAGTGAACGCCATAGAAAATTATTTCATATAGTCCCCACCGCCCCCGCACCGGACGGTGGGGATTTTTTGCCGCCTATCGCCGTCACTGGCTCTTGGCCGCATACCCACAGTATCAGTTTGTTGTTTGACAAGTCAATCCAAAAACCGGATAATATACGATTAGCAGATAAAAACAAACGGAGAGGTTTGCCCGAAATAAGGTAGGAGTGGAAGAAATGGAAAAAACTTTGCAGGATATTTGCAGAGATGCAAAAGAGGACCAGCATCTTACCACGCAAGACTTAGCCGATTTAACAGATCTGTCATCGTCCACGATCAGCAATTACTTTTCTGCGTCGTCAAAGGATCCAAGCCTATACAAAATGGGGCTTATATGCGCCGCCCTCGGTGTGTCTATAGATGAGTATTTTGGTATCGTAAAGAGACCAACCACGGAGGAGCAGCTGGCAGAGGCCCACAGAGCAATGGCCGATGCAGATGCAAAGCATAGCGCAGCCCTACGCATTGCGCACTTGGAGGGCGGCATGGAGCAGCTGACCGAATCAGTGGCAAAGCACGAAAAAAAGGAGCGCGTATTGCAAATTTGGGTGTATATCCTGGCGTTTTCGCTGTCAATTGCCGTATCCATAATATTTGGATATTTGGCGTTTGATTCAAGCGTCCCGCACACAGGGCTTATCCGCAACGGGCAGATTACATCAATCGGCTGGATGCTATTTGCTCTGCTTGCGGTGGGCGTCGGTGTAATCA